TTTTCATGCGTGGAGCGAATCTAACGAAGAAGGTTGGCGGTCTCGTGGACGAGTCTGGCGCATTAAAGGGTATTCCCGTCGATACCGTTGTTTTCGACGAAGTTGAGTTAATGGAGCCGGAGTCCATAGCGAAGGCGAAGGGTCGGTACGGCGCATCAGAGGTCAAAGGTGAGATTTACATTGGTAATCCAGGCATACCGGACTACGGGATAGACAAGATATTTCACAATTCCGACCAGAGGCACTGGTTCAGGAAGTGCCAGCATTGTGGGGAGTTTACTTGTGCGGAGTTGACTTTTCCTGACTGTGTGAAGATACGTCACGACGGCACGGGTTTTATAGGTTGTATGAAGTGTGGTAAGGAGGTTTTCGTAAGGGACGGCGAGTGGGTGGCCCAGGACAGGGGCAAGAGCGACTACATGCACGGATATAGGTGGAGCCAGTTGACATCACCCCCGAACGATCCAGCGGAGATTCTTGCTGAGTTTACTAATCCACCGGAAGGCAATTTGGCTGACGTTTACAGAATACGACTTGGTCTACCTTACATTTCTGCTGAGGAGAAACTTACTACTGCCCAGGTTTTAAGTCGGTGCGGGCCATTCATAATGCCGAACGTCGATGTTGGTCCTTGTGCGTTCGGTCTTGACGTTGGCAAGATCAAGCATCTTGTTATAGGCAAAAAGACGGGTCAGAGGTCTTTTGAGATTGTCAAGGTGGCTCGATTGTCGAATTGGGACGATATAAGCAGTATTATTTATCGTTTCAACTGCAAGAGCGGCGTTATAGATATACGACCTTACGAGGACGAGGCCCGTAAGTTCCAGAAGGAGCACAAGAACATTCGGATATTCCTGTGCGAATATTCGGAGACTACACCGATAGGAACTCACTTCAACCCCAAGACGGGGATAGTATCAGTGAATAGGACTGAGGTCTGCGATGCTACGCACAGGTTAGTAGCGGACGAGGGTAGGCTTTCATTACCGAGGAACTGCGATGAGATAATGGAGTTTGCCCGCCAGGTCTGCGATCCTGCGAAGATACTTGAGGTCAATAAGAAGACGCACCAGGCGATTTACAGGTACAGAGGTACTGAAGACCATTACAGGCACGCTTTGAATTATTTCCTGTTGGCTGCCGAGAAGATTGGCATTGCCGAACATTCAGGCAGTCATCATAAAAAGTACGATAAGGTAATGAACGATTACGCGAGGATATAGATATGGGCGGATCGATATTTGATACAATACCTTTCTTAAAAAGCAAGAAAGAAGAAGAGATAGAGTATCCTGAGCCTGAACCGGTTCCGGCCCCGGAGGCGACGGAGCAGACCGATCAGGGAATTGCAAGTGCGGTGGAAAGACCCAAAGGTCTAAGTAGGCGAAAGACTATTATCGCTGGTCAGTTAGTTCCGACTAATCTCAGTAAGAAAAGGATACTCGCATGACCGAAAGCAAAGGAAAACTAATTAGATGTTATTTTGAATCGCAAAATCCGCAAGTGGAATATCCATTTATTTTAAGAGAGGATGGAACTATAGTGGCGAATCTTGAAGATTATGCCATTATTCCCATAAAAGAGTGGGAGAAATTGTCAGGGAAGAAATTTGAATGACCGAAACGACGAAAACATCTTACGAAGGTGAAGTTTACATATGGACGCTGAAGCTGTCATAGAATTGCAGAAAACGCTGGAATCCGCCGACGCCGGGTTGAGAAGCCGATGGCAGGACGAGGCTGATTACATCTTCCCCCGCGAGAGCAATATTACCAGTATTAAGAGCAAAACTGAAAGTGGTTACGACAATCTTTACGATACCACCGCCGTTACGGAATCTGAAGCTATGACTTCAGGCCTACTGACTAATTTAGTACCCGCCGGCCAGAAGTTCTTCTCGTTATCGACATCACTCGTCGAGATTCAAGAGATTGAAGTCGTAAAATCGTATATGGCGAGGGCTACCGAGATTCTCCACGAGGAGCTTTTCACGTCGAATTTCATTCTCCAACTTACAGAGACATTGAGAAGCCTCATTACTTTCGGTACGGGATGTATATATGATGAGTACCGTCAGGGTCTTAATTTTATGGACTGGGACGTTTCGCTGTACCAGGTTCTTGAAAACTTCAGGGGTCAGATAGATACAATTTTACTGAAGTTCCCGGTGACTGCAAAGCAGGCTTACGAGGAATGGGGCGACAAGGCCGGTAAGTCTGTTTTAGAGATAATGAAACCTTCCTATGGTGTGGTAGATAACAAAAAAATAAACGACGAATTTCAGTACATACACATTGTCAGGCCGAGACAGTGGCGGAATCCTCGTTTTCAGGATGTTATGAACATGCCCTTCGAGAGCGGTTACGTCAGTATTAAGGATAAGGTTATCGTTGGCGAAGGCGGGTATGAGGAGTTCCCATACCAGATACCAAGATGGACGAAAACTTCCGGCGAAGTTCACGGCAGGGGCATAGGAACGATGATATTGCCGCAGGTGAAGATGGTCAATATCAATAAAAGGGACTTCAACGAGGTCGGCAATAAATATGCAAATCCGCACCGTGAGGTCCTTTCCACTTTTGAGGGTGAGTACAAAACGTTCCCCGGTGCGAGAAACGACGTTACCGAGATACCAGCGTCATACGTCGATCCAAACAATTTTGGCAATTTTCCCATTACGAGGGAAATGCTGGAGATGGAAAGGCAGATAATCAAGGACGCTTTCTTCCACGATGCCTTTGCGCCATTGAAAGACCTTAAGGGCGATAGGCGCACTACACTTGAGATACAGGAGCGTGTCCAGGAAGCCTTTAGGCGTATAGGTTCTCCGATAGGAAGACTGGAATCTGAGCTTTTCACCCCGCTTATCGTAAGGTGTTACAAACTTCTGGTTAGGAATGGCGTAATACCGCCGCCTCCTGAAATCCTTCAGGGCAGGAATTTAAAGGTAATTTACAAAGGCCCGTTAAGTCTTGCCCAGCAGAACGCCGAAGTCAGGGCCTCCCAACAGTGGATGTTCACTATGGCCGAGCTTGAGCAGTTCTTCCCTGGTATTACGGACAATGTTGACGTTGACGATTCAGCCCGCAGGATGGCGAGGGTATTCGGTGTAAACGAGGAGGATATAGCCTCTGAGGAACAGAGAGACGCCAAACGTATGCAGCGCCAGCAGGATTTGCAGCGTCAAAAGGCACTTGAGACCGCCGCCGTCGCTGCCCAGACCTACGGTCAGACCACCAAGGCGCCGGAAGAGGGTAGCGCTGCGGAAACTATTAAAGGAGCATAAATGACTGGTCCAGGATGTAGCGGAAGAAAACATACGCCGATAACAAGCAAAAAGCAACGTGGATTATTCGGAGCGGAGCTGGCGAGGCGGCGTGCAGGTAAAAAGGGGGTAATGTCAGGCATAACAACAAAAGAACTTGAAAGTCACCTTCACGAAAGCAAGGGCAAGAAACTGCCTGCAAGAAAGAAAAAACGTAGAGTATTGAATGGATAAACAGTTAATAATTGACTATCAGGAAACATTTAACGCTGAGTCTGGAAAACGGGTACTCGCAGACATGAAAAAGAAGGCCAATTATAATTTTGCCGTTGTGCCTAAAGACAATCTCGGCCATACGGATATTTACGAGGTCATGCGTAATGAGGGTAAAAGAAGCGTTATCGTGCACATAGAGTCTATGCTGCAAAAAGACCCAAATAAAGAAACAGGGAGTGTAGTAAATCAAGAAATGGGGGTAACAAATGGATGATTTAACGACGCCCCCGGCTGAAACACCGGGACAACCGTCAACACCGTCAAGTATCGTTAATGCCGACGGTACTCTTGTAGAAAACTGGCATACTTTCGCGCCGGAAGGATACGAAGACCTGCGTGACGATAAGACCTTGCCCAGAATAAAGAGAATATGGGACTTGGGCAAGAGTTATGTTCATGTAAGAAAACAGGTTCCGCTTGAGAAGATTGCCAGGCCGAACGAGAATTTTACCGAAGCCGACTGGAATGAGTTCTACGAGGCCGGCGGTAGGCCGAAAACAGCGGAAGATTACAATATTACAAAACCGAAAGACTTTCCCAAGGAATATTGGGACGATAACCGCTCGAAGGGCTTCCAGAAGTTGTTTCACAAACTCGGACTAAGTAAGAAGCAATGCGACGATCTTGTGAAGTACAACAACGAAGAAGTATTGAAGTCGATTCAGACCCAAAACCAGCAGGAAGAGGCTGAATTTCAGGAATTGAACGATAAACTCCATCAAAAGTGGGGCGCGGCTTACGACCAGAAGGTTCATATCGGCAATTTAGCTATAGAAAAAGGCTCGAATGGCGACCTCGAATATAAGGAAAGGCTTTTAGATAAGATTAACGCCGATCCCGACCTGATAGAGTTCGCGTCGAATCTTGGAAACCTGTTTACCGAATCGAGGATAATCGAGACGCCCAAGATGCCGACGCCGGCCGATATTGATGCTAAAATTAGTGAGGCGATGCAGCATCCCGCCTATATGAACGGTAATCATCCTGATCATAAGCGTCAGGTGAAACTTGTTCAGCAGATGTTTGAGCAGAAAGAGAAAATGAAAGTTAAGACCGGCTAACGCCGGATATTACGGACAACCCCTTTGTGGCCCCGGAAGATGCGGGTAACCCCGCCGCGACCAGCGCTGTGGAGGATTGCCCCGATAACTCATCGGACAACCAATCCGCTAAACATAAATTGTTTTTGAGAAAGGTGTTCCGATGAGTACACAAATTCCAGTAGCTTTTGTTGACCAGTACAAGGCCAACATACTGCTCCTTTCTCAGCAAAAAACATCTGTTCTCGAAGGCTGCTGCCGAAAAGAGACTATTACCGGCGATACGATGTTTATCGAACGCATTGGCGCTACGTCGATGCAGGCGATAACAACGAGGCATGGTGATACTCCTCAAATCGACACTCCTCATTCGAGACGGAAGCTGACTGTGGCCGATTACAACTGGTCGGACAAGATTGACAGGCTCGATAAGCTTAAAATGATTATTGATCCTCAATCCACTTACGTCACGAACGCAGTAGCCGCAGCCAATAGGACTAAAGATGACATTATCATCACGGCCCTGTTCGGCGCGGCCTATTCGGGCCACACAGGAGCAACTACGGTCAATATGTACGATACCGGCGAGTGCCGTCTAATCGAGTCCAGCGGAGTTATAGTTACCGCCGGAAGCGACTGGTCGGATACGACCGAGACGCCGCTTACGATAGCGAAACTATTGACCTGCAAGCAGCTTTTGGATGATGCGGAGGTTGACAAGGACCGGCAGCGGTACTTTGTAACGAACCCGTACAACATCAACCAGCTGCTCAACACTACAGAGGTAAAGAGTTCGGATTACAACACGGTGAAGGCTCTGGCTCAAGGCCAGATAGATACGTACATGGGCTTCAAGTTTCTCACGAGTACGAGACTTCCAGCTGACGATACGGATACGGGCGCTACGAAGTGCGCGGCCTTCTGTCAGGATGCCATTGTCCTCGCGGTTCCTGAAGATATTACAGTTAAAGTGGACGAACTCCCCACCAAGAACTACACGATTCAGGTTTACGTTGAATTGAGTCTTGGTGCAACCAGAGTCGAAGGCCCGGCGGTCGTAGGCATTACGCTGGATACCGTGTAATTGAAAGGAAATTAAGATGAGTAGCATATTCAAATATCCATTCAATCCGATTCCCTGGGACGGCTCTCCACAGGATTTAAGTGGTGATTCTGCTGATGTGCCTTACTTGGGGCTATATACAGCTGAAACTACCCAAAGGTTTATCTATGGTACAAGAAAACTAACCTGGGACGGCAGAGTTTTCAAGTATTCGAAAGCTACTGGAACTCGCGGCGGCGGTCGTCTTGCCTATTTTTCGGCGTCTGTAGCAACTTATGGAGTTGCTTATACGACTGTTGGTGCATCGCAGGTGGTTGGAGATACACAAGTTAGTATTTCTTCCAAGAGTTTTGCTGAAGACGTTCTTGCCGGTGGTTTAGTTTTGCTATATGGTTCGGACTATACCTATAACCAGCAAAGAATGATTCTGGGCAACGATTACTGTTCATCTACGACACTGACGATGTATCTGGATGCTCCTTTGGCAACTGCCATAACGAGCGCAAGTACGGCCATTGAAGTTTGTCCGAATCCGTACAGGTATATTGCCGGAGTTCAAACTTATGGCTCTTGCTCAGGACTCCCGTGCACACGAGTAGTTTCGGGTGAAAGTTTTTGGCAACAGACGTGGGGCCTTTGCAATGTAGAGCCTGGAATGACGATAGGTCCCGGTTCTATGGATTACCAGTTAGTTACCGGATATGGAGAAGGTGCAGTTTATCTGCACGATGCAACACATGCTACAACGGACCAGTGCCAGCATTGTGGTTTTATTGTCGATGCTGGAAATGCCTGTGTTCCGTTTATCATGCTGCAAATCAGTATTTAAGGAATTGGGGGAGAAATCCCCCTTTCCTTTTTTTGAAAGGGAAAAAAATGACAAGGCTTAATGAAGACAGGAAACCAATGACGTTAGAGGAATCTCTGAAATTGGACAAAGAGAACGAAAAGAAAATTGAGGAACAAAAAAAAGAAGAAGGAAAAAGTAAATGATTGTAAGCCCGTCACCGCCTTGCCGCAGATGCGGCTCGTATATGGTATTTCCACGCGAAAGGGATGGTCTTAAATACAAAGTGTGTAAAAATTGCGGGAAAATCAAGTATCAAAAATCGTTTTTGAGAAGAATGATATGCAAATTCTTAAAAGAGCGAAAGGTGATAGTGGAGAAATTGTATCAGCTTTTGCCAATGAAAAAAGTTTAAGAGATGAGGTAAATCGGAGAACGGCAAAGGCCGGTTATACAACCAGGTACGGGGAACCTACGTATCGAACAAAGATAATGTCGGCTCCCCCGAACAAGAGGTACGAAGAAAACTACGTCCGAATTTTCGGGCATGAATAAGGAGATAGATTATGGCAACTGCAAATCAGGTTTTATATGGATTTGTATATTGGCTGAAACATAACCAGTTCAAGTCGGTTGAGGCCGGTTTTACACATGACGACCTCGACGCGATGTTGAAAGCATACTGTACTGTGAACGCTACGGATTCGACGCTGGTAACTACAGATCCTTTGTCTTACGGAGCTTCACAGGATTTCCCGAAAAAGGGCGGTCTGTCGGACGGCGCGGGTGTTTCATGCACTACACCCTCGGCGGCGATATGCGAGCAATCTCATTACCCCGATGAGCATTACGGAGAATAAGGAGCTAAATCATGGCATTAGACGCAATTAGTACACCAACGATAGTGGAAGAAATTCCACACAACGGAAAGACTTTATGGAGCATTAACGGTATTGATACCGATGCAAGCACGGCTATTGAAATCAAAGCCGCTCCTGGAACAGGCAAGTCTTTGTATATAACGGAGATTTTTATAGGCAGTGACGACGCCGATGCGCACCCGATGATTCAGGATGAGGATGCCAACGTTTTGTTCGGCCCTTTACAGTCCACTACGGGAGGCATACATCTTGTGGCCGTATTGAGGCACCCGATAAAAATGGTATCCAATAAGGCATTACAAATAAAGGCTGAGGCGGCTGGTAATGTATTCGTCTTTGTCGAGGGCGCAACGGCGGACGATTAAGGAGTTTATATGCCTAATATACCCGAAGTTTGCGAATTCGAAATAATCAACGCCGACCAGGTTCAGCTTACCACGAAGACCAATGGTGACAGGATAACTATTGCATACGTTCATTTTACTCCCGAGCAGGCGGCTTCATTATCCTGGCTTATTAACAGCAAAAAACCCCTGAAATTCAGGATTAAGGAGGCGTAATATATCTCTCAATGAAACGAAAATTTGCAATATGGCGCTTGGCAGGATAGGCGCTAAGCGCATTAACGACTACGACGATGCTTCCGAGGATTCGGTCGAGGCAATTCAATGCAGGCTTCATTATGAACAAACGCGCGACGCCTTACTGAGAAGCCACTGGTGGCGGTTCGCAAGGGCGAGGGAAACTTTGAGTGCGAACACGACCGCGCCGACTTTCGAGTGGACTTACGCCTACGATCTGCCGAACGACTTTCTCAGGATGTATCTTGAACCTTACGAGGATAACAGTAGCGGGTTCCACAAATCGCCTTATACCTATTCCCTTGAAGGTAAACAACTTCTGTCCGACGAAAGCTCGATGCAGATTCGGTACATCAGGAAGGTCATAGACCCGAACGAATTCGACCCGTTGTTTGTCGAGGTTCTGGTATTGCAGCTTGCAATAAAGCTCGTAATGCCGCTGGCTCAGGACAAGGTTCTGAGAAGGGAAATGCAGGAAGAACTGTACGGCAGGGGCGGTTTAATGGCCAAAGTCAGAGCGATGGATAACGCGGAGACAAATACTTTAGGTCGCGCGGACAGGGAATTGTGGAATGATGCAAGGGTAACTTCGGGCAATCCGTTAAAGAATTACAGTTAAGGTAGGTTTATGCCTGGCACGTTTGCATATACTAAGGCTACAAACATAATCGTTGTGACGGACGGCACGTCCGGCGCTCCGGCCACTTTTAACGATATGTACACGGCTGACTTGGCGGGAACGGTGACTCTTTTGGCGGCATGGGCACCTATCAGCAGCACGAAGGCATTGACGTACCAATTAACTCCCGCAGGTGCAAAAGGCTTGAAGATAGACTTTACCGTTGCGAGCAAGACGGCAGAGGCTGATTACATCTTCATTACGGGAACGAATATAGACGGTGGTGCGCAAACTGAATCGCTCGACGTTACGGCAGGCAACGGGACTTATACTACTACAAAGTGGTTTGCCACAATTACAAATATTGACTGCTCGGACAATGCTGCGGGCGGTGGTGCTGTCTGGGCTGATGGAACTGTTGCCGTTGTGCAGAATCAGTGGGGGATAGTCTGGGAGATAGTTGCTGATAATCAATATAAAATTGATTGCGATATTCAGATAGGCGACGGCTCGACGGCGACTTATTTTACATCTTTGCACGAAGAGATTTATTTCAGTGATGCTCATTATCCGTATATTAAGGCTGCTGCAACTTTGTGTATAGGTGCCAAGCCTAATACATACGGAATATCAGGAAGTTATTGGTCGATAAATCCTCCGGGCATTTCATTGTCCTTGACCGATTCCAGTGCTACGGCAACTATGCTTTTGTATGGTTCAGTATTTGAATCTCGGTCCGATATGGAGCATATAATTCGGTGCAATGTAACTTCCATTAACAGCAAATTCGTCGGACGCTCGACAGTATCAACTATTTTTGTATTTTCCAATGCGGATGCCGTTCTTAATCTGACTCGAACAGAATTTGCGTACATAAATTACACATCTTTCAAAAAGACGCCGGCCATAGCAGAGGACATACTGTTTCACGATTGTATCATTGGCCCGTTTGCATATCAGGCAAATGCAACTATATCCAATAGTCGTATTGTAAATTGCACGGACGAGGTTGGAACATACGGAAATGTAACAGCTACTTTTATTAATCCAAATAGTCCTATTACAACCCTTATTATGTATTCGGCAGGCGATGCTATAATAAATCAATATACCTGTAATGTTCATGTGTCTGATGAAGATGGAATTGACTTGGCGAGTGTTGTCGTTGATTGCGAATATGCCCATCTTGTCGAAGGTTCGGACAGCAAGACGTACAAGTGCATTGCCGATCATATAGCCGTTGACGCCACACATAAGCCCATAACGGGAACAGACTGGGCAACATACTGGGAGCTATATTCGGCAACAGGAGGATACGGAGACTGGAACACCGGCTTTGCGTATAAAAGCGGGACTGCTGAATGGGCGGTGGGAACTGTTTCGACTGATGCCAATGGAGACATTGCAGAGCAGATTATTCAGTATAAAAAATGGACTACGACGAGCGAATTAGAAGAGGCCAGGATTCATAAATTCACCCTGACCTATGGCGGAGACACGCACGTTGTTGATGATTTCACAGTTGACCATCCGATAGTCTGGCATTTGGAGTTTCCACCGATGGCGACTTTGCTATCTGCTATTTATGCTGCGACGATTACAAATGCTGCCGGAACTGATATTGCTGCAGATATAATTGCTTTGAAGGCGGAGACGGTAACAATTCTGGCTGATACAAATGAAATTCAGGGCAAGCTTCCAACGAACAAAATCATGGGAAGTTCTGATGTTGACAATCACGATACAGATATAGATTCAATTTTGGCCGATACCAATGAAATACAGGGAAAACTTCCCACAAATAACATTATGGGTTCTTCCGTAAAGACTGATAAGGATGACGAGATTGACGCAATTCTTGTTGATACTAATGAAATTCAGGGCAAATTGCCGGATGAATACATTATGGGAAGTTCCACAACCGAATCTATGGACGACGAGATCAATACTATCCTTGCCAATATTAATCAGGTTCATGTTGTTGATGATACAACTCCTCACGCCGCCGGTGGAGGTGGAGGTTCGGCTTCGGCTTCGGGAATAAAGGAGGGCTGCTAAGTGGCTAACGTACCGATAATTACATTCAACAGCGGTGAATTAAGCCCCATTATCGACGCCAGAAGTGATGTGGAGAAATACGACGCTGGATGCCGGATTTGCGAGAATATGATACCCCTGGTTTATGGTCCTGCGGAAAGACGGCCCGGCTTTGAGTATATAGACAACTGTTACGAAAACGGTACGGTCGGCAAGTTAATTCCTTTTATTTACTCAAGCGAAATTGCTTACGTTATCGAAATGTCAGACCTGATATTTCAGTATTTTTACGACGGCGCGATATTGCTCGACGACGACGATAATGAAGTTACTACCGTAACGCCGTATCTGGGTGCGGATTTATTTGAGATACAATATGCTCAGAGCAACGATGTTATGCGGTTGGTTCACGGCGATTACGCGCCGAGACTTCTTTCCCGTATTTCGGCTTCGGAATTTGAACTGGACGAGATAGAGTTTACAACCGGACCATTTCTGGACCGGAACGATTATGTTAATGATGATGATATTACTTTGGCTTGCAGCGTAACGGCGGCTGACGCAGTAGGGACTTTGACTGCTGCAGGCCCGATGAGTCCTGTAGAGGTCTTTGAGTCGGGCCACGTAGGAGCACTTTTCAGGTTGACTCTGCCCCGTGCAACTGTAGGTACGTCGGGCACGGCCACGGGAACGGGCGCTATCGGGACGGCAATAGACGTTGACGGTCCTTATACGTTTACAACTTCAGGCAATTGGGGCGCTACAATAGAACTTCAAAGAAACGAAGACTCAAATGGATGGGAAACATACAGGAGATGGATTTCGACCTATAGCGGCGGGGCAGGCTCATTGAACGTTCAATATACGGGTATTGAGTATGCTCAGAACGTCCAGTACAGAATTTACGTTTCGGCGTATTCGGCGGGTACTGTTTCGGCGGCACTTGCCGTTAATACGAGTACGCAATCAGGAATTGTAAGAATCCAGACGGTGACAAACTCTTACACAGCAACCTGCAAAGTCATAAGTAAACTCGCATCTACAAGCGCTACGAAACAATGGTACGAAGGTGCGTGGAGCGGCGTCAGGGGCTATCCGAAAACTGTAGCGATTTACGAAGATAGATGTGTTTATGGCGGAACAGATTATCAGCCTCTAACTTTATGGTTTAGTGAATCGGGATGTTACAATATATTTTAAGGTAATATTATGTCATTTTTTGAACACACAAGGTTGTGGGAACATTTTGAAAGCCAAATCAATGGGTTTGGTCAGCCAGGCGTTTCTGGTACATTTACTCCCGACGCCTACAACCAGCTTTTGACTGATGCTTCCGCCTTCAGTATAACTATAGATTCAGGCCAGCAAAACGTTATCCGATGGCTTACTGCCAAACATCATCTTCTTGCCGGGACTTCAGGTAGTGAATACAAAATATCCGGTAAAAGCGGTAAGGGAATAACGCCGTTCTGCTACGATGTTAAGCAGCAGACCGTCTGGGGCAGTAAGGATATGCAGCCCCTGGTTCTTCACGAGGCTGTTGTTTTTGTTGACTACGTCGGTAAGAAACTCAGAGAAATGCTCTGGGACGGTACAGACGAGAAGTACATCTCCCCCGATTTGCTTCAGCTTGCCGAGCATATAACGAAGTCCGGCGGAATTACTACGATGGCGTACCAGAAGAACCCCGACTCTATTATCTGGGCGACTTTAGCCAATGGAGACCTGATTTCATGCACGTATGACAGAGAGCAGGAATGCGCGGCCTGGGCGAGGCATCCATTATTTTTGGGTAGCGCAACTGAAACTGAAGATGAATATGAACCTTCCGTCAGTACGGATTATCCTCTGCTTTATGGAACTGACGATCAGGCCGACCCGCAGTTGCAGCATTTAATACCAGTATCCACGCCGGAAGAACTGCAAAATATGAATACTAACAGGACAGGTCATTATTACCTGACGAATGATATTGACGCTTCGGATACGATAAACTGGAACAGTGGAGATGGTTTTACACCGATAGGAGAATATACAACTTATGCCTCTTACGCGGAACTCGCAAATCGTTTCAGAGGAACATTTGACGGTTGCGGATATACAATTTCAAATTTGTATATAAATTTGAGTACGGGGTGGAATAGTTCTTTGTTTGGTTGTATTTCGCAGGGTTGTAAGATTGCAAACGTTACTCTTGAAAATGTGAATATTACAGGTGATGATTATTTTTGTGGTGCATTGGTAAGTCAAGCTATGGGAACAGGAGAATCGGGATTAGATGATATTCTCATACAAAACTGCCATGCTTCTGGAACAATTACAAGCGGAACTGGAATGGGATATTTTGGAGGTTTGATAGGTCACATTACGAGAATGACTGGAGAAAGTTCAGGAACGGTTTATGTTTATGATTGCAGTTCTTCGGTCGAATTAGATATGAGTAATGCCACAACGTATAATTATCGTGGAGGTTTTATCGGCTATTGTATAAGAGGAGTTATTAAAAATTGTTATGCTACGGGAAATCTTAATGACGGCGATTCTGGAGATGAGGAAATAGGTGGTTTTGGAGGGAGAATTTCATATTCTGATGTTTCTTTTTGTTATGCTACGGGTAACGTTGAAGGAATTGGATCAATAGGAGGAGGATTTGCTGGCAGAATAGGAGATGGAACAACCGTTGATTCCTGTTATGCTACGGGTGACATTAGTGGTGATTTGACTTTAGGCGGTTTCGGTGGTCAAATTGAACCTGGTGACGTTATAAAGGTCGATTGTTATATTACAGATTGTTATGCGTGGGGGAATGTAGTTGCAACGGGTTCCATCGCAGGAGGTTTTGCTGGCGCTTCGGCAGTTACGGGGGCAAATTATGGGAATTGCTATTGTATAGGTACGGTTACTGGTACTTCGACGAGCGTAGGTGGCTTTATAGGCGATGGTCACGCTTCTACGGGAGAAGAAGCTTGTTATTGGGATACTGAAACCAGTGGTTTATCAACAACGGACAATGTCGGTGAAGGACAAATAACTACATGGATGAAAACTAAATCCAACTACGAGTCAGCAGGGTGGGATTTTGATACTATCTGGTACATGGCGGGAAATCTTCCTTGGACGGACATTTCGATAGGTCTTGGCGCAAACAGCGTCTGTGTAATTCCAGGTGATACAGAGGACGAAGTCTGGATTAGTGTCGGGCGATATATAAACAGTGCTCTCGTTCGTTACGTCGAGCGCATGAAGCCGAGGTATTGGGGCACTGACCAGGAAGATTGCTTTTTTGTGGATTCTGGCCTGACTTACGATGGAGCAGCCGCGACTACATTTACGGGTCTTGACCATCTTGAAGGCGAGACGGTTGCCATTCTCGGCGATGGTGCGGTATTTCCGAATCAGGTAGTAAATGGCGGTTCGATAACTTTAGGTGAGGCGGTTTCAGTATGCCACGTAGGTCTGCCGTTCACTTACAAGCTCAAGCCTATGCGGATGGACCAGAACACAGGGCATGGCACGTCCAAAGGCAGTATTAAGAAGATAGCCGAGGCCGTAATAAGCTTCTACGAAAGTTTGAACGCAAATTACAGTGATGGTACGGACGTTAGGAAGATAAATTTCAGGACTACTGAGGAATATACAACTCCGCCGGACTTGCTGACAGGCGATAAGGTAGTTGTTGCGGACGGCGGATTTTCAGTAGAAGACCCGTTTCAGATAGAAGGTTCTGAACCATTGCCCTGCACGGTAAGGGCGATCATACCAAGAATTGATATTGTAGGAAGATAACTATGTGGCCGTTATTATTTGCCGCAGGTATGGGATTACAGGCTTTAAGCACTTATAAGGAAAGCGAAGCCGAGGCCCAACAGTATGAATACAAAGAAGCCGAGGCTCGGTACAGGGCTAAAGTTGCCGAAGCCGACGCGAAGGCGATGCAGCAGAGGACGACTTTTGAACAGCAAAGGCAGATAGTTGAAGCCGCAGGTGAGATGGGTGCTATGAGGGTCGCCCAGGCCACTTCAGGCGCTCAGACCGACGTTGGAACGCCTGTACTCGTACGTGCCCAACAATGGTCGGAATTCGAGCTTGAGAATTTCTTAATCGGTCTTGAAGGCAGGACTGCAAAGAGCAAGTTCTTACAGGAAAAGGCTTTTGAGAACATTCAAGCCGGTATATATCATCGTACCGGCAGGAATGTTAAGAAGGCGGGTAAACTGAATATGTTTGCGGGTATTTTGCAGGGATTTGGTCAGGGATACGGAATGGGTATATTTGGCAAAGGCGGCGGAGGCAATACGTATGGCTAATTTTCCCATAATGAGAACTAAAATGACAATGCCGGGTACTTCGGGCGGAATAAGGCCGAACCTGGATTATGAGACTGGCGAAGCCAATGTTTGGCGAGCAGTTGGCAATCTTGCCGAGGCTGGTACGGAGACCGTCAGCAGGATATATCTTCTTCAGGCCGAGCAGCAATACGTTGACGCCAAACTGAAAGCCGAAACGGAAATGATAAATCTTGCCAAGTATCTCAACGAGAATACCGACGAATATACATATCAAGGTGAGTTTGAGAAATCTGTAGGGAACATTAAAAAGAACGCACCCAGAAATCCTTTAGCTGCAAGAAGATATGATTACTTCGTTAGGCAGCAAGTTCCCTTACTACAGAATTCCGTCGATGAGTCCTCACGAAGGAGAATAGTTGATAAATGGGGCGCTCAAAGGATTCTTGCCCAGGATAAATGGGAAGCGACCGGCAATAGTGCTGAGTATCTTGAACTTACACAGGCAGGCGTGGCTCTTGGTTACATGGATAAGGAAGCAGCTACGAAAGAGATTCTGGCGACTGAAAACGCGGCGAATTATAATCAGGCAATAGAAGTTGCACGAGTTCGTCCCCAAGAGATTATTGATTCTTTTTATATCAAAGATGGTAAGGAAAGAATAGGAATTTTGCCAAATATAACTGATATTGGTCAGATTATGGCAATAGAAAATATTGCTGTAAATAAACTTCGGGAAAACAACAATGCAAAGCAGAAGAATGAGATAGATGCTTATCTTGCTATACGTCGAGGTCAGTTAAATGATCCAACCAAACTGGATACAATGCTGGAAAACGGGCAAATTACTTTAGATGCTCATAAAAGTTTAGTAAAGATGATAGGTGCTGGAAGTTCTGATTCGACGGACTTAAAATCACTTGCTTCTATAAATGAGGCCATATTAACGTATCAAACTGATCCTACTTTTGAGAATAGGCAAAAGGCCCTTGAAACTCTTTATGCAAATTCACCAAAACTTACACCGTCTGATAACGAATCGAAACTTAACGAAATATATTCCGAAGTAAATAAAATGGACATTGCCGAAAAACGAGAGGCATATTCCACAATGGCGAATCTTTTGGGAGGAAGTTCAAGTGGTGATCCTCTGAATTTGGACTATTTATTTGGTAATCCTTCGGAAAAGGATGCGTGGATTCTTTCAAAGATGTTGTGGGATGATGAGATAAAAAGGGCGGCAAAAGCGGGTAAACCTTTAGATGCAACTCAAAAACGATATGCGGCGATAAGGATTGCCCGTCAAGTCAAACGTGAGATGGAAGGCAAAACGGCGGAAGAAATACTTCCTTTGCCTAGCGAAGGTAAGAAAAAAGGAAAACGCACTACGTGGAAATTTGGTCTCGATAAGATATGGGACGATCTTAGTCCTGAAAGCAGAAAGTCGGCGGTAAATCTGTTGGATAAAGGTTATACGCCGGAACAACTCATTGCTTACTATGAGAGCAAGAAATGAACGTCTTTGCAGAATTAGAGACTGAGGTAAAAACAAAAAAGCCAGAGAATGTTTTTGCTGACTTGGAACAGGATACTCTACTTAATCCTGCCTTAGAAGATGAGCAAATAAAAGAAACTGTTGATTTATCGGACAAATATAATATTCCCATTGCCGATTCCATGAACTTTGTTTCTACACCTGAACCTTCGTTATTTGGTAGGCAGTTGGAAAGAATAAGGGAATTTGTTCGTGAGAAAACTGGTTTGTTCGAGCCTCCGATTTATGGCCCGGAATACAGGGAAGAAAAACCATTCAGGACTGCTGGTAAAATGGCTGCTTATTATGGTGCTGAGACAATAAGCGGATTAACTTTAACTGCACTTGATGTTCTCGCGGATAAGACAAAAGGAGACAAGACCTTAGCAGATTCAGTGGCAAGAATAACTGGATTTGAACCTACACCGGAGGAGAAGCAAATTGGAGAAACCGCCAAGTATATTGCTACTTTTACTCCAGCAGGTAAATTAGTTGGTGCTGCCATAAAAGTAATTCCTGTCTCAGCACTTAAAACCATTCTGGATAGTGGACTTACTTTTGCTACTACCGACGCCGCAATTCAATTCAGCAAAAATATTACTCAGGGCACGCCAGTAAATTGGGAACAGATTCATGCTGCCGGAGGTGTAGGAGTATTATTTGGTACGGGTGAGGTGGTTGTCGCTGCTACGATTAATGGTTTGATAAAGGGGATGGACAAATATTGGGGTGAAAAAGGAATTGAATTAGCCTCAAAAATCAGACCTGAAGGAACGAGTTTGGAGGAACAGGTTGCCAGACAAAATGCCGAAGTTACGGCGGATGCAAATAGAGCAAGAGAAACATTTCGCAAAACTGGTAAGATGCCCGAAGATTTGATGGAGAAATATGTTTATGGTAAACCGGCGGAAGGTTCTGCGCTTGCGCCTAAAGAAATAAAAGTATCGCCGGAAGAAAAGTTAGTTAAGACCGTAGGAATAGCGAAAAAAGCCCCTGCCGCCCCCGTAGTGGCGCGAACTACCGCCGAGACTGGCATAGAGGTCGCTGGAGCGAAGCCTGCGGAAAAACCAGAAAGTATATCTAAAAGAATATCAGTTGTTCCTAGTAGGGGTGGTTATGAATTGTGGATTCAGACAGATCAGGGGGTTCGCGTAGAACATGGTTTGTATGCGAGTGCTAAAGAAGCAAGAAAGGCTGGCAATGCTTTCTGGTTAGATAAAGAAACTCGACAGAGAATGACAGAAGCATGGAAGAATCAAGGTTATACATTTACATTACCGGAGGCCGCCGAAGCGAAGCCTGCGGAAAAGCAGTTTTGGAAAATGTCAAAAGAAGAAGCGAAGCAATATTATGAAGAACTAAAAAAAGATGCCAATTTAACAAAAGAGGAATTTGCCGAAAAATACAAAGGTCAATATGGAGAAAAATATCTTAAAGAATATCCTTATGCTTTGGAGTATCGACAAAAAACCATAAAAGAAGTTGTCGATAATACCGAAAAGGCTGGTGGATTTGCTAAAGAGAGAAAAAATGTAATAAAAAAGGCTTACGAAAGAGGTTTAGACGTTCCCCCCGAAGTACTCGCCGAGTATCCCGAACTGACGAAAGAAGTGAAGGCGGCGGAAAAACCAAAAGTTAAGAAACAACGTAAACTTCTGTCTGCAAACCAGATTTCCGATTTTGAAATAGGCCGTGATAAAGTCGTTCGTCGTGGTGATAAGACATTTGTTGTAGATACACAAGGACAACGGGCAGATACAGAAGTGCAATCTGATGTAATTACACCAGAAGTTGTTGCCAATATTCAGAAATTAACACCTGAACAAAAAGTACGAATGGCAGATGAGATAAGGCGAACGCCATATTTATCGGAAGAAGGACGAAAGGAAAGATTAGAAATTATAGAAGCCAAGCCCCCCTCAGCAGAGCAGGCGGTAAGCAAGGAAAAAGTTAAGCCTATACCTAAAGAAGAATTGCCTTCATCGAAGATAAAATCAGTTCCCAAACCTGGCGATAAAGAGGCTGGATTTGTTGAAATACCGCCTATAACTACTGCTGGTAAAATAGAGGCGGAACATCCGAATATCGAGGTAAGAACGCCAAAGAAGGACATAGGAATATTACAGAAACATATATTGACATTGACTAATCAGGCACAAAATAGCAAGAATCCGGCAATTATAGAAGCGGCTGAGGAAATGGCTGACATTGGTATGGTTATGCACAATGAGACCCAGGCGCAATTAACCGCCGACCAGCATATATATAAAACTTTACCGAAAGAATACAGAGAAAATAAGGGTGAGAAATTCTTTGAGTTGATGGACAAGGAATTTTCACCGGAACAGATTGAAAAAGCCAAAGAAATTCCTGATGAAGTTAAGCCAATTTTGAGACATTTCAAATTGCGTGAAGAAGAAATGCGCCTTGAAATAGTCAAACAAAAGCGAAAGATGGCAAAGGCAATACTCGGAAGAAAATCTCTCGATGAACTTCAGAAAATGGCAACTGATAATGGTATAGAGATTACAAAACCGGGTAAAACAGTCGAAGAAAAGAACCGGACGATAGCCGAACTTTCCACTGATCTGGCGGAGATTGAAATTCCCGATACATGGGGTAAAAAGTGGTCTCACATACAGCATATCTTTTTCGGGCAATACGAACTGAAATGGGAAGAAATAGACCCGGAAACGGGAAAGATAACTGAGCATTTTATAGGTAGGGCGGAAACCCAAACAGAAGCATACGAGAAACTTGCAAACTGGAAGGCAGCACGCCAGATGGCAGGATTTGACGATTACAACAAGGTTAAACTCGTTGCCGATCCTGAATTTAATATTCCTTATGACGTTTTAAGAATATCCCGAAAGCACTTT